CCTGTAGCACAAAAAGCATACAGAGGGTTTAGTACTGTTAATCCGGAAAATAATTCCTTTCAACAGTTTGATATTTCATTAATTAAACAAAACTTATTAAATCATCTTAATATTCGTCAAGGAGAGAAGTTATCTGATCCTAGATTTGGTTGTATTATTTGGGATGCCTTATATGAGCCGTTAACAGCACAACTAAAAGACGCAATCACAGCAAATGTTACAAATATTGTAAACTATGATCCAAGAACTCGAGCCGCAAGTGTGCAAGTTTCAGAGTACGAAAGTGGACTACAAATAGAATGTACATTAATGTACTTAGACTATAATATTAGTGAACAATTAAAGTTACAGTTTGATAAAAGCGTTGGATTATCGTGACACAATTAACCACTAGTATTATTGGTTTCAATAAATACAGTAGAGTATAAAGAAGGATAACCTATGTCATCAACCGACAGACAAAATAGATTGCTACTTGCAGAAGATTGGCAAAAAGTATATCAAAGCTATCGTAATGCGGAATTCCGTAGTTACGACTTTGACACACTTAGACGGGCGATGATTACCTATCTAAGACAGAATTACCCAGAAGATTTTAACGACTATGTAGATACATCAGAGTACCTTGCTCTTATTGATATGATTGCGTTCTTAGGACAAAATATCAGTTACAGAGTTGACTTAAACGCAAGAGAAAACTTTTTAGAACTAGCTGAGCGTAGAGAATCAGTTCTCCGTTTAGCTCGTATGCTATCATATAATCCTAAGCGTAATCAAGCGGCAAACGGACTACTTAAATTTGAGACAGTAAGTACTACAGAAAATTTAATTGACAGTAACGGCACTAACTTAGCAGATCAAACAATTATTTGGAATGATCCTAGTAATGCTAATTGGTCAGAACAATTTAGACGTGTATTAAACTCTGCACTTCCGCAAAATGGCACTGTTGGTAAACCAGCTATATCTAAAGCAATTAACGGAGTACTTACACAGCAATATAGATTTACATCTGTAGGTGCTGATGTTCCTGTATATACATTTACAAAATCAGTTAATGGTTCTTCAACACAGTTTGAAATTGTGTCAACTGGAATTGATACTGACTTTAATGTAATAACAGAAGAAAATCCAGTACCAGGAAACAGTTTAGCATTTTTATATAGAGAAGATGGCCGAGGATCAGGAAGCTCAAACTCAGGATATTTCTTGCACTTTAGACAAGGTAGTTTAAAGTCCAATGCATTTGATATTTCTAGTCCTACAGCTAATCAAAGAATCTCTATTGAAGCAGAAAATATTAACGATTCTGATGTTTGGCTTTACGAATTAAGCAGTAACGGAATTCCTACAAATATTTGGACAAAGGTTAGTTCAACTGAAGGAAACAATGCAATCTACAATAGTTTAAATAAAAAAATTAAAAACTTTTATGTTGTACAAACAAGATCTAATGATGAGATTAGTTTAGTATTTGCAGACGGAACATTTGGAAACTTGCCACAAGGCGGATTTAGACTTTATTATAGAACTAGTGCTAATAGAACATTAAGTATTAATCCAGCTGACTTAACAGATATTACTATTAGTTTCCCTTATATTTCTAAAGCAGGAACAACAGAAACAATGACTGTTGGTTTAGAACTTAAAACAGCAGTAACTAATGCTACTACTAGCGAAACAACATCTAGTATTAGAACTAATGCTCCGCAAACTTATTATACACAAAATAGAATGGTTACAGGTGAAGATTATAATATTGTTCCTCTAACTACTAATCAAGAAATTATTAAAGTTAAATCAACAAATAGAGTTGCTAGTGGTATTAGTAGATACTTTGATCTTAAAGATGCTACTGGAAAATACTCTAGTACAAATTTATATGGTAGTGATGGTATCCTTTATAGAGAGCCATACGAAAGTAAAACTTCATTTACGTTTGCTACTCAAACAGATATTGAAGGTACAATCGAAAATTCAATATTACCTATTATACAAAACAGAGCAATTAGTAATTTTTACTTTGCAAACTATGCTAAAATTATTGTTAGTGATCTTAATGCTACATGGACTCAGTCAACAAAGACAACTAATAGTTCAACAGGATTATTAAAGAATATAAATGACGTTGCATATCAACTTGGAACATTTACTGGCGGTTCATTAAAATATGTAGAAGCTGGCGCATTACTTAAATTTAAACCACCAGTTGGATTTTATTTTATAGGTGATGGAGAACTTACAAGTAACAGTACAGCAAAAGGTGCAAGTAGTTATAAATGGGTTAAAGTTATAAGCGTAGACGGTGCAGGTACAAGTGTTAGTACTACAACTGGTACTGGTCCTGTTGTGTTTAACGAAATACTACCTGCAAATAGTATACTAGAAGAAGTTAAACCAAAACTAGTAAAAGACATTTCAACAGATGTTAGATCACAAATTATTGATCAAGTATTTGCATATAAAACGTTTGCATTACGATACGACCAAGTTACAAGAAACTGGCGTATTATTATTAACGAAAACTTAAACACAGTAGATGTTTTTAGTAACGGTAAAACTGGAGATGTAACAAATAATCAACTTGATTCAAGTTGGTTAATACTATTTGAAACAAATGGTGAAAAGTATACAGTTACAAACAGAGGCCTTAGATATATTTTTGAAAGCGATAAAGAACTTAGTTTTTACTTTGATGGACAAAACAAAATTTATGATTCGCAAACAGGACAATTAGTAAAAGATAAAGTTGCAGTTATGAACTTTAATACTCAGCCTGACAAACTTGAACCTTTTAGTAATGATATTAATTGGGAAATTGTAAATGCATTTAGAAACGCAGATGGATACATTAACAGTAAAAAAGTTGAAGTTAGCTTTTTTGATTTAAATGATGATGGCAGTATTGACGATCCGGATATTTTTGATGCTGTAGTTGCTCCTTTAACAAATGCATCTACAAAATATATTTTCTTAAAGAAAGAATCATCAGATCAGGGATTTAACAAATACAATTATTATAATGCAGGAACTGCAATTAAAACTGTTACAACAGAAACTGAAATTGGAGCATATAGTCAGTATTCAACAGGCCAGGCTTTTTATATTATCGATAACGATAACTTTAAGGTACTAACTAATAATGTCCTTGTAGTAACAGCAGATTATAAAGCACACGCTGGTAGATCAGATCTTAAATTTCAGTATGTACACAGTGCAGATGACGGCAACAGAATTGATCCAAGTGCAAGTAATATTATTGATGTATACATGCTTACTCAAACATATGATACTAACTTTAGAAAGTACATTACCGGTTCAGTTGCTAGTAAACCTCTTCCACCAAGTACAGACGAATTATTCCAAAATTATGGTGAGCAAATTAGTCAGTATAAATCAATTAGTGATGAAGTAATTTATCACTCAGTAGAGTATAAGCCTTTGTTTGGAAAACATGCACAAGACAATTTGCAAGCAACATTTAAAATTGTAAAAAATAGCGGCGAAGTAGTTAATAATAACCAAGTAAAAACACAAGTAATTGGCGCAATTAATTCATTCTTTGCATTACAAAATTGGGACTTTGGAGACTCATTCCATTTTACCGAACTTGCAACACACATTATGAATAGAGTAGCACCAGATGTTGTTAATATTTTATTAGTACCTAAACAAGCTACACAAGGATTTGGAAGTTTATACGAAGTTAAAGCAGAAAATAATGAAATTTTTATTAATGATGCAACAGTTGACGATATTGAAATTATTGACTCTGTTACAGCATCTAGAATACAATCGGCAGGAAATGTAGTTACATCAACAGGAACTATTAATACTGGAATTAAGAGTCAAGCGTTGACAACAAGTACTACAACTACAACAACCACAACAAGTTCAAGTAGTTCAAGTAGTTCAAGTAGTTCAGGATCAAGCGGCGGAAGCGGAAGCTCCGGCGGCGGCGGAGGTTATGGATACTAATGGCACAAGATGAAAGTCCAATCCCAACAAGCGGGGATGCAAAAAGAAGAACAGCTGACTTACTACCAAGATATTTTAGAACAACAGCAAATAAAAAGTTTCTAAGTAGTACAATTGATCAGCTAACTCAGCCAGGATCGATTGAAAAAGTTGATGGGTATATTGGACGTAGAGATGCAAAAGCATTTAAAGCTACGGACAACTATGTTGCTGACGTTTCAGCAGACAGAGAAAATTATCAACTTGAACCAATTGCTACCGTTACTGATAACTTAGGTAATACAACTTACTATGGTGATTATCGAGATTACATAAACAGTAGTAAAATTAGAAATACAGATAATGATAATCATAGTATGTATAGTTCGCAAGAATACTATGCTTGGAACCCACATGTTAATTGGGACAAGTTTGTAAACTTTAGAGAATACTACT